GTCCCATTGCGGGGACACGTAAAGAGCCCACGGACCATAATGGTACGCGAGTTGGGATTGCTCCTTCATCGCCAGCACTTCGGTCAACGTCACTTCCGGATTCCAGTCCGGATCCGTCGCCGGGTTCGTGAGAACCTTCGTCATGTTCGACGGGAAGTTGGTCAACCCGTAAACGTAGCCGCCGCCGTACTTATACGAGCCGGCGACGCCCAAGGCCAACTTCTCGGCGAGTTCCGCAACCCGCTTCGCTGCGAGTTCCGCGGTCGTCGTATCCAACGGAGCACCGCCGTTTCGCGAAACCGCAATGTCGCGGTTCGTGAACCAGAAGTCCTTGTGGATGATCGGCAGCGGCAAGTTCGTCAGGTCGAACGTCGGAGCGTCGGCCTGCGTTTCCTTGTACGGATCCATCGCGATTTCAGCATCCGTAATATCCGACATTGCTTGGTGTTGCAATACCGTCTTACCGAAACCGTTCGGAATGGTGTACGTCAGACCCGCCGCCCGAAGATCCCCAACAAAACGAAGGCGAGGCTTGGCCGCCATAATCATCCGGGTATCCAGATGCAACCAGGCTTCCTTCGTCAAAGCCGCCGTCATGCCCGTGTTAGCAACACAAACATACTTCGGCTTCGTAACACCCGTTTTCGGGTCGAACACGTTCTGGACAATATATGGACGTCCGTCACGACCGCGAATCGGCCGCAACCACAACGGATCCATATCGTGGTCCATCAGGGCGGCGGCAACTCCACCTTTACCGTAGCCCTGTCCATTGAGAATGTAATCCAACACTGTTCAATCTCCTTTAAGGTTGTACTTTAGGACAGGACTACTGCCTAAAAGTTTGGGGTTATCGACTCTTAAACAATCCGAACCGCAATACGGACAGGATCCGAACCGCCCGAATTGTCGATGGCTTCCTCCGCCGTAGCAACCACGACGTTGGTCGAGGTACGCAAGGCAAGGCAACCATCTCCATTACTCATCAGCAAAGAGCCGATGACGACCGCAGTCGCTCCTGCAGGCAACCACGCAGTAATGACATCCCCACGATTCGGAATACCATAGGGCACAATGTCATCCGTAGCGTAAGCATCCCACAAATTCTTCGGGGCGGTAACGCCATCACCGCCCCGATTACTCTTGCGGTCCTCAAACGCAAACATAATCGGATTTGCAGCCCCACCGCTGCTACTGTGACCGTCGACCTTTCCAGTCGACAGTTTCGTAATCAAATGACCCGGCTTAACAGCCGAATCATGGGCCGGCGCCTCATCATAGTGTCCCGTGAAAATGGCGCCAACACGATTGCTAGTGGACATGAACAAAACTCCTTCTTTTGAAAATTGGCGGGTTTAGCACCCTAAGAACAACTAGGGTTACTTGGAGCCGATCTTTCGATCGTCAAAATTCATCGTCGGAGGCAAAGAGGCTTCTTCCTCTTCCATGGACGATTGGTGTTGGTTGCGGTTATTCACGAACCCCGCACCTTGAGCACCAAAATAATTCACCGTCGGAGCTTGCTGCTGACCGACGCCGATCATCTGAGCAATGCCTTGCAGCGTCGGCATATCCTGCTTCAACAGGTGCTCCTTCGTGAACACGCAACGCTCGTTGGCGACCAGGAGTTCCACGAACGCCGTCTTGGCCGACGTCTCTTGGGCTTCTTGGTTGTTCGCCATCGCGAGAACACGTTCCCAATCCTTCTTCGGCACGGTGACCGTGTCCGCGTTTTCGGTCGGAGCCTTGAACGGGCTCGGTTCCGGCTTCTTTTCCGGTTCCTTGTTCTCGACCGGCTTCAGCTTACCGGCCATCGCGACCAGCTTCGCTTCGGAAAAACCTTCCAGCGTCTTCCGATCCGACTCCTCGTAACCGCCATTGGCGATCAAGGCGTCGATAGCCTGCTTGGCATTCATGCTAACGTCTCCCGTCTTGTCGGCCTTTTGGTTAGTCACGGTCTGGAAGGCCTGTCCATTGACCGTTAAGTAAGAAATCTTACGGTAAACTTCCACAGCATCGTCACCGATCGTGGTTTCTTTATCCGTCGAAGTATAAGGAAGTTTATACATCCGACGACCATCATTGCGTCCTTTGCAAAAGATGAAATAGGCATCAAACACAGCATCGATATAGACATCCCAGCCGTATCGAGCCTGGAGAAGGGTATAGAGTTCCGAACAAATCAATTCATGGGACTTTTCGTTGTTCGTCAGAACGGGGCGGAGTCCTGTCTTTCCCATGATTGCAGCGAGGGTCGTTTTATCCAACTTCCCTTCACGGATTGCCGCAGCATTCAATTGGAGCAAGCCTGCACCGTCAGCAATGGAACAAGCTCCAATCTGATCGGGAAGAATTGCAAGATGATCGGGACGATAATTCGTCGCAATGGCGGCGTACTTTTTACCACCAAACTCGGTTTCATCTACCTTTTTGTTTTTGGTGTAGACTCCCGTGGACACCTCGACGGTCTTATTTTCCTCGAGGCTCTCGATAATTCTCTTATCCACTCGATTGGCAGCGAGAATATCGATCCAGCTTTCCGTTCGCAGTTTCGGAGCATCCCACGACGTATTGAGAATCACTCCGATCTTCCGCGTATTAAGAACCTCCGGGTCACACGCCGAGCCTTCCCGAGGATGATAAACCACAATCGGTTTGTGATTCCACGCAGGGACCGAACTCTCCAATTCCTCGGCCGGATAGAACAAGGGTCCCCGCGATCCATTCAAAACCCCTTCCACAATCATTGTGGTTGGAACTACTAAATGATCCCTGCCCTCCAATTCTGCATGGCGAATTGGACCGGCGAGATTGAGCGTCAATCGTTCGAGAATTTCATCCACAAAAGTATCCTCCTTTACCTAGAGTAATTTAACGGCAGGTTGGTTATTTGTCAACTAGGACATGGGTTCTGGTGTTTTTTGGATGTTTTGCAATGATTTCCTCATTGCTGATATATGCGTTTTCCAATCTAGCTTAAGAGCTACGTTGGTGTCCTTTTCTAACCACTCTTCCAAAAGATCAAGAGACAGAGAAAGGAATTCCTCAATCCGAGCAGAAGAAAAAACGTGATTTCGGTAACCTACTCCCGCAGGATCCATTTTTGTTTTTAGAATGGATTCGAGACCTTCCTCTCGTTTTGCTGCTGCAATACCTAGTTTGGCTAATTCTGCTAAGCTAGCCGCAGATAGCTCCTGATTTTTTGTAGATAGCTCCTGATTTTTTGCAATACCCTCCTGAGACTCACGCACAGCCCGGATAGTATTAACAGCCTCATCAAACAATTCAGGAAGATACCTTTGTGCTATCCTCTTAAAAACAGTCCACAGAGTCCAAACCACCATAGCCACAAAGGAAAGGGTGGCAAAGGCTATAACACCAACTGCCCCTAAATTCAGAAAAACCTTCCAAGCCTCTGTAGTTTGTGTCGACATTTGGGCTATCATGCCCTCACACCCTTTCCTTAAAGTGGCTACCTAAAAATACCAAATCCACGCCTAGTGGGACAAACACCTCCCGGACATCCTTGAACTTTCTTGGTAGGTGGATTATTGATAATGCTTGCTGCTGTCTTTTTCCCTGTTCCGTTACACACGGGACAGGTAAGCATAACAGTCCCATCCCCAACCTTTCCTACACCATTACAGTTATCACAGATTCCCGAAGGAGTCGGTAATGGGGCGGGGGTCGGTACGGGGAAATTTTCCTTTCGGCTGGACTCTAGGCAACCGATCGCCAGATTTCTGTAATCGGCGGAAGCCTGAGCCACAAGCCCGAGCATAATCGCAAAAGCGACAAAAGCCCGGAACATATCAATTCTCCTCTAGAGAGTATTAACCAACGATAAATCCAAACGACGGCAATTTCTTCGCCGGCCATCCTGCCGCACCGCTAAAAGCGATGGCAAGGCGATTGCGAATACTAGAAGCAAGAGCCCAAAAGGATCCTTCGGGGATGTCGATATCCGTCCCGAGAATACGACGGCCGCCCTTATTCCACTTACCCCAACTATTCAAGATAAGGACGAGGGCTTCCCCGTACTTTTCCTTTATAATGGGGCGATCGTCGTACCCGATCAAAGCAAGAGCATGACTCCAGCTACCACTTCGGCGACTGAAACCATTTTCATCGCGACTAGATGACCACCCCTCTCCCCCGCAACTGGTAATGCCATACCCGTTGGCAAGAAAATCTCGAATGTCGGTACCCTTCACACGGGTAGCGGTTCGGATCAAATGATTCTTACCCGCGGTCACAACCTCTGTTGGTGGAGGAGTCCTTCCATACTTACCTGCCAGGGATCCGGAATACTTCGTTAAATCAAAACCCAATTCCGGATAATTCTTCCGCAACCACAAACCCGCCTTCTCACAGGCGACCTTAGCAGCAGAATCACAATCCCACCCATCCCCACTATATCCACGAAACCAGTAGTATATTTCTGTGGATAATGCGCCTTGAAGAATTCCTGCAGTAGGAATCTCAGGAACACCCTCCAACTGGCCTGACACTTCATCAGGCTTGCCCGAGACAATATCGCAAACCATTGTCGTCAAGGCAGCATTCTTTGTGGAATGTGAGACGCAATCTCCCCGCTGTTGAGCAGCACCAGGCCAACAGCCCGGTAAAACCTTCTCCACAAAAGTAAAAGGAATAATAAGTCTACCTTCACCCGATCCCTGCAAACCGTTTGCAATGGATACTTCATGTCCATCCAAACTGCCAAAAGATTGTCGGTTGATGAAAGACTCAAATTCCTTCGTGCCTTCGGGATCGTGAAAAGCTCCAGCAGCACCATTTTCATACGCTTGCTGAATCTCTTCCGGACTCAGATCCACTTTATCATCCGGCCAAAAATGAAATTGTCGGGGCAATACAGCGGATCCGGGAATATCGTGAGACATGGGATTTGCTCGTTTTAGGATGAATAGTAGGTAATGGAGCATTCCTTCGCTCCTACAAAAATGCAATTAAGGCGTACAAGCCCAAACAGTAGCAGCCACGAACTCAATAGCCTTATTCCAATCTAATGGACCTTCTTCAGAACCGAATCGACTGGAATGGGCTGCATCCATTGCATCCGTAAATCCTGGGAAAGCTCCCTCCAAACCCGATTTAGCCGCTGCCGCATTCATAAACGCTTTAGTGGCTGTTTTGAATTCAGTCGAGGTTTTTAAGGGAGATACTGTTTTGACCGAATACAAATAATCCGCCCAGATACTCGCCCAGATTGCTGCCTTGTTTGGATCGGCTTTTGCCATAACCGATTTAACCGGAGCCATCAGCGTTTGCATTTCCGCTGTTGGAACATTTACATTCGGCACGGGTGCGGGTACAGGAGTCGGTTTTGCTCCTTTGACCTTGAAATTTGCAGTATGTCGATTTACCGAGAAACTGACTGCAATTCGCACCTTCTCCGCTTTTGCCTTTGTGAAGTCAGTAGGCGCCGCAGGATCGGGGACTAGAACCAACTGCTCACGATATTGCTGAATCGCAATGGTCGCTTCAATCCAGTGGTCTCCTGGGGGAGCCCAGATATGGAGTATGTTTGTATTCGGAACACTCTCGTATTTGACGGAATCACTCGACGTCCGCCAACTGACCTGAGCTTCCGTATCCCCCTTCACTGGAATGACGTAGGACACGATGATCGGTTCGTATGGATCGACTTCCTTCGGGGCTTCGATTTGGCTGAACGCATTCGACGCGAACAGCAGAACAAACAAGATGGAAAAGATTCGACACATGGCTTTGCTTCTCGGAATTTGGAATTTTTAGATGTATAAAAAGCGGTGGAGGTCAGACGAGACCTCCACCGCTAACGAACACAGCACACCCCCAACAAAGCAGAAGGTAGCTATCCGTCAACAACTACCGGGACACGATAAAGACACAAGCCGAAACGGAACCGTGAGCAACTTGAGCAAGCGACCTCCCAGACGCTTGCCGCAGGCTGCTTGATCGTCTTTGCCGGCGATCTCCGGTTCGGGCTTCAAATACCACTGACCGTTTTTCAATTCAAATCGGTGAATGAAGTAATAAAAACCACGCATGTCTCTGGCGGCGGCGTCCTCCCTCCACCAAATGGATGGATCTGGACTTTGGACGGCTTCATCGCCGTATTCGCGTCGAATTTGCCGCCAATCGACGGAATGAATTACTCCAGCACTATCGCAATACTGGAGTACGTCGCATCGGAGTACATTTTCCAAAACACGAACCGCCGACACCGAATTCTCACCACCCTGAGCTAGTGTTAGGCTGGGGCTGACGAGTCCTGCCACCACTACGGCGAGCAGGCACGCCAACAAAAATAAGAAACCTCGCATAATGATTCTCCTAAAACAAGGAACGAAAAACGAACAGCGAAAGGATTATCGAGATTTATGGACTACACAGCCGCTAGAAGCAGGGTCAAGACTTGGAGGACGATCTTGAGGATCTTCGTCCAATTCACATCCATACCATACTTAGCTTCCATTTCCTCCCGAACCTCTTTGCGGATAGTCTTGGCGTCTTTTCCTTGCGAAGCCTTACGCTTCACCTTCGCCGTGACCTCCCGCTGAATCGCAATACGGTCCAACAATCTCTTCATACTTGCTTCTCCTGCCGACCCTAACTACTCCTCGGCATGCGGTTTCGGACGCATCGCCTCAAGAGCGGGACGAACCATCAGCGGTAATTGCGGGTCGATAACAAACCGCTCAATGAACGGGGGAATCTTAAACTGAGTCAAGTCCATAGGAATAATATATTCCTGAACTACACCCTCACAATCGGACACCAGTTGATTAAACTGGACCTCATCTCCTCCGATCCCCACCAGAATCTTTTCCAACACTTCGCAGCTATCAGCGGCGAGTTGGAGATATTCGTGCGTGCAGAACTTGCCATCCTTGAGAGCTTCTTGAAAATCATCCTTGATCTTTTCCAACGCAGGCCGAAAACTCATAGTTACTCCTTAATAAAAACTAATCAACGGGAATAGGATCGTATACAGACAATCCCATGGCTTGGAATAAAGCAGAAGGAAGGGCATCTGCGGCAGGATTGAAACCAACCAAACTAGAACCAACCACAGTACCTGAAGGATCACTGGGTAGTATCATGTACTCAGTACCCCCAGGCACACCTCCAGACTCCTTGAAAGATAACAGGGACTGGCGGGTTTGTTCCGTTATAGGGGTGTTGGCTGCTCTATGCGTTATATTTTGACCATCTGAAGTTAAAGCCAATCCTAAAGGAGGATCGCCTTCTGCTGCTGGACCGTCAAAAATCGCAAATAAAGCACGAACCGCGGGAACCTCAGCAACAGGAGCAACGACCGTCAAAGTATAAAGATATTCAGTGGTCATTGATTTAATCCCCACGATCGGAAAATAGCCCGCTCTGCACTAGGCAATTGTCCATCACAAAAAACTAAATGCCGAATCGTAGCCGCTAAAGGACGGGCGCCAATAGTCGTCATGCCGATCCGCGGCGTTGCTGCCGAACTCGACGACCCGGGCGCCGCCGTGCTTTCGGCCGAAACTACGTCCGTGCCATTCCAATTCGCAATGCCATCGTTCCCGCTCACACCATACTTGTAGCAAACATCCAACGTCAATAATTCGGTACCGTGTGAACGATTCGTTGAATCGGAGAAGAACCATGGAGTAAGTGTCGGTTTACCAACCCACCCATACAAACGTCCCTGATTCGTCGAATCGTCCCGAATTTGGAGATTGTATCCGTACTGGTTGTTATCCTGATTCGTCGAATCGTAAAGGCACTGGATCGTTCCACTGTCCGAGGACGTGAACGCCAACACAGCTAATAACGAGCCGCCGCCAGTCTGATGGAGGAAGTCGAAGAACGTCGCGGACGAACAATCTAAATAATCATCCACACCGTCAAACTTGAGGCCCGTCCCGGCCCCGACGGTCTTATACAGCGGCCGCAATGACGTAGTGCCAATCGACCAATACGGCGCACCCGTGCCCGCCCTCGCATCCCATCGAGCCACCGGATCGTTCAGCGAAGCCACAGGCGTTGATCCGGCAGCGTTCTGCCACAGACTCGCCAAATAACTACCGTCATACCACGCTTTGAAACCCGTCAACTGGGTTGGATCCCATCCAGGAGCAGCCATTCGACGGAGTATGGGGTACCGGGTACCGCGAAAAAGAGGCATATTAGCCGTCCTGAAGAAAACCAAGAACCAATTTAATCCCACTAGCGGTATATGTAGGAGTTCCGGTGCCATTTACAACCGAAACATACAGATCCTTTGAATCGGACGCTGCCTCAACCACGGCTCCGATTCCTCGAATGTTTGCAACCTTGACACCTCCCAAATCCTTATAATCCGTAGTAGCAATATCCACGATTGCTTGGATTGCTCGGGCATTTGCATCGGAAATAGAAGGAGCGGAATTCTCGGTGCCCATCGTATTGTTAGCACCAAGAATGTAGATGGAAAAGGCGGCACCCACGTCATCTTCATCGATGACCATAATGCTCTGGAGTACTGCCTGCCCACCAAGAACCCGCACGGCATTGGAAATAGCCTGCGTATCTGCAAGCAGGTCACCAGAAGCATACGCACTGGTATCCAAAGACAACGTAACCGAAATCAGATCAGAAAACACTCCAACTTTTCCAATCTGACTTTGACCAACAAGGCCGGAAATAGACGTTACCAGATCCTGAGTCGTCCCACTGAAAGAGGATCCGTTCAGATGAGTAACATCCGCTTTTTTGATTTCATGGGATCCGAATCCCCCATAAACTCGAATAACCGATCCTACCGAATCCCTTTGAACTTTTGTGATGTTCTGCAAAACCGCAGAAACAGCATCATTGGCATCCAGAATGGTAAGAACGCCGCCGGTAGTGGTGAGTTTCATAGCATATTCCTGTGTTCGGGTATCCGCTTCTACACCACGCCGGTACAGAGGCTTAATCCGAAGAAAATGCTTGTACCGGACGTGGCGAGAAGCAAGCCCTAAGAATCTACTACGAATACAGCGGACTTGTCAAGAGGAATGAGAAGGGCCTATTCTAGGGATTCGCCTTGATCCTTCTCACGCTGAATGGATTCATACACTTCCTGGCGATGTACCGTAATTTCGGTAGGTGCGGTAATTCCGATCCGCACCTTATCCCCCCGAAGCTCCACAACCGTGATAATAACGTCGTCCCCTATCACGATCGATTCATTCCGTTTCCGAGAAAGAACTAGCATAAAACACCTCCATGCGACAATAGAACAGAACACGAATAATTATCGGGATGACAGGAAACTAAAGAATATATGGAATCCAAATACATCGACAATTCGGATGTAATGGAATCAATCCTCTAGCCTCCGCTATCGATAAGCGTGATCCTGCTCTAGCTTGACACCGATAGCAAACCCGAGTATCCCCAGCAGTCAGCCACTCAGCTTGGAGACTTACTTCCTCAATTCCCATTCGCTCGAAGGAATCCAGCTGCCCTTCGGCGTGAGCGTACATGACCTCCGTATTAGCAAGCCTACGAGCCCGCTCGTCCGAAAACCCGCTAATCCTCTCGACCATCAAATCCGCCATCTTTGACGGACTGATTCCTGCCGCAAGCCCCTCGACTAGGATACGGGTAAGCTCCGCATCCATTTCAGTCGTAATACCTTTCAGTTTGGTAAACGACCGGGTTGCAATCAACTTCAATTTTGAGGTTGCAACCTCTCCACTGAACGCACTACGCAACCATTGGATCTTACTGCCTGCAAAAAACTCCTCCGATTGAAGGACTTTCTTTTTGGCATTGACCTGTTCGTACCCCCGGGTTACTCCTTTCTGATAACTCCGGGTAACGAATTCACTCATCCAGGGGGTTTCAGGATCAACCCCGTCCTCAATCTCTAGAATCCCTTCGTCAACCTTCTTACTCAACCATGCACGGAAAGCGGCGACCTTTCCCGCATCTGTCCCAATGTCCCCAGGATCAGCATTCGTTAGCAGGCTCTGGACGACAGATATCCCCTTCAGTCCTAGCGAATCATCGTCGACAAGGTATCTTTTGACCTCTTTCGCAAGCCCCGCGAATCTGCGGCGGATAGCTCGGTAATACGACCCCCGCAAGGAGACTGTGCGACTAGGGTCTTTTTTAAGGGGATTAGTAGCCATACCGATTTCGCCGCATTACGAAGAGGATGAGCCTGACAATCAAAGGAACATAAAACAAAAACAAAAACCACACCAACACACGACTACCGGTAACAGGAAGTAAAAACCACAAACCCAATTCAAGATTTTCGAGGATTACCGTTCTTCTTCCCTCGATCCACTTCCTGAGAAGGTTTTGCACTGGGATTGCCTTTGTCCAAAAGATCATCAAATTCAGCGGAATGTGCCTCAGCGGCGTCAACAATTGCTTGAGCCTCCTCCGATGAAAAGTTTAATACCATCGTAAGATACTGGAACGGCGGGATCAGGTGTTCCGAACCAGTTGACACATACTGAGTAATCGCCTGGGTTTTCTTGAATGCAGTGGTGGCTTGTTCGTCGTCGCTCGGACCAAACACTTCGGGGAATTCTACGAAATAATTCTCCACCATAGGCAAAACCCCGAGTGCGATCAATCTATCTATTACAGGACGGATGAGCATTGGGGTCAAATAAAAATCTTGCCGATGCTTCAGACGCTCATTCCAGGTCTTTTTATCCTGTGTGGACGCGAGTTGAGCTTGTTCCGATCCCATGAAGATTCGTTTCGGAATAGCCTTCGCGATGCAAATAGCATCCAGCTGAGTATCAAAATGTCCTCGAGGATCGGCAACCTGGGGTGCGAGCGACTTTGCGGACACACCAACCAAAGCCATGTATCGTTGGAGGGAGTTGCTGAAGGCTTCCATTTCCTTCCGCATACTATCCTTATCGAAATCAACGGTGCCCACGTTTTCGGGAGCGACCTCGAACGAATAACCGGGGAAGCCTCCCTTCCAGAACATTTCACCCGATCCCGAAAGAATCTTTTTAAGGTCATAGAGACAATTAAAAACATTCTTCAACCGAGGCTCACCAACAATTTCAGAGGTAGTGCGGTTGTCGCATACATGAATGATGCGACTCCAGTGGACCCGCTGATCCACCATCCTGTTTGTACTAGTGACGCTGCTGCCAATAATTCGGGGATCAGCAAACCTAAGAGTATAGTATTTTGGAAGACCGAATCGAGGATTAGTTTGGTCCTCCTCATACGACTCAATAGGAGCAAGTTCCTCATCAAAACAACGAAGGAAAATTATTTCCTTATATTTACTCTTGGATTTCTTGTCTTTTGGGTTTATCGCCTTATTAGCGACGATCATTCCGCGATCATCAATACCGTCAGCAGGTTGATCCAGCGGTTTTCCATCATTGATCCCAATAAGTAGGACACCGTAATGCCCATAACCGGAAAGAACATCAATTCTCTCCATGTAATGATTGAGGTGGTGTTTTGTCTCGATGAAATCCAAACGATTCTCGAATTCGGTCTTTTTTCCATTTTCGGATTCATAAATATCCGGACGACGTTTCCACGATTCCTCGGGAAACACGCTAACTACGCGGTTAGCGATGGGATGGCGTTCAATGAACGTGCGATAATAGGTATCGTCCAGCATAGGGGGATACCCACATTCAGAATCAATGTCACGCCGAGGGTCAATCGCTTTCGTAAGGAATTCCCTCCGTAAAAGGACGGCATTTGCTACCATTTCCCCCTGTATATCGAAAGAGGGACCTTTCACATTCCGAACAAAAACGATCTTGGATTGCTTCTTCTCGACCATGACAAACTCCTAAGGAAGTATAAAAATGTGGAGGGGTGGCGTAAAACCACCCCTCCACTTCAGCTTTAGAACCAGGTCACGACGCGGACGAAGCCCGCACCGCCTGCTCCACCCGCACCACTGTCGTTCGTGCTGTTGATGCCAGCACCACCACCTCCACCACCACCACCGTACGAACCACCAGCACCACCGGCACCGACGGTCGTGCTAGCAGCACCACCGCCACCGCCACCGCCACCGATACCTAACGAGGACGATCCCGCCGTTCCGGAAGCACCAGCAGCACCGCCCGCTGCCGCAGTACCGGCCATCACAGCGGCACCGGCACCACCAGCACCTGCCGTGTTACCGGTCGGAATGCCACCACCACCACCGCCACCACCAGGCGTACCGGCAAGAGCAGCCGTCGCGGCAGAACCCGCACCCGCGGCTCCAGCACCACCAGCACCCGAGTTTTGAGCAATGTTATTGGAAACATTGCCATTGCTCACGGCAGCGCCAGCGGTACCCGTCGTCGCGGTGCCTTTGGCACCCAGGTTACCACCAACCGCTGATAGACCGGCAAACGAACTCGTACCGCCCGCGGTACCATCGTTACCGTCCGTCGTGTTCGCCGTTACAGCAGCACCACCGGCGCCCCCAGCTCCAACAACGACGGCCTGCGTCGCCGACAACGCGGAAGCAGGCAAGCGGTAAGTTCGGATACATCCGGGACCACCGCCACCGCCGCCAAAGCGATCGGCGCCCGCAGCACCCTTACGACCCGAACCACCACCGCCACCCCCACCGATCAACGTCACCTCGACAATCTTGGCACCTCTCGGTTTGTACCAAGTCCCGTCCGCCGTGAACTCTTGAACATTCACGCACTGGAACGGATTGTTCCGGTTCTTTACTCGGCCAGCCATACCCACCTCCAAAGATAGGAGAAAATTGTCCACTTACACAGTGAACGATTGCTGAAGGTGGTAAGTATAGCAGAACCTTAAGCAAATTACAAGGCACCCACTCTGATCCGGGGTTTAGTGAGGATTGTAAAAGCTAACGAGGTGGCGTCAATTTGATCCTTATACTTGCCATACGGGAAAAACATCATTTCATCCAAGTAAGGACGAATCCAATTTCCTGTTCTCGGAACGAATACATTTCCGCTATTGACTTGAACACTGAAAGGATCCGCACGGAGTTCTTTATCCCCCGTCGGTCTCTCAACTCGCACGATGAAACCCGCTAGACGACGAACGGTCATCTCCGCTGACTCCTTACCCCCGGAGCCTGGCTCTTGTTCAACAGCTACGATCACCCCGCGTCCATCAAGTTCCGCTGTCGTTCGGATCATCTGCTCGCGTTGTGCTGATCCCCACTGACCACGAACTACGTCCAGAATGAAGAATCGGGGAACGCCCTCAATTTTCACCATTCCAATCTTTACGCCTGCCGTATGGGCTCCACCATCCACTGTACCTGCTTTATCCCACGCCCGAACCACCATATCAAATTTAAGGGGAAGTGCAGCCGGACGTATTTCCGTAATCTGGAACATACCGCCACCCGGAGGAACAGGGAACTGGCGATACTGTCCCGAATATCCGTACTGCCCCATAGATTTCTTTTCTTCCAGCACCTTTGCCGAGAGACGGATGGGGTCGAGCAATCCATCCACATACTTCGCTTTGAGATAGCCTGGCTTGACTTTGTCCGAGACTTCCGCAGGGAGACAGATCCACCTCACTTTTCCTGCAGCCTTATTTACAAGACGATTACCTGTAGGATCGTCCTGATGAAGTCTTTGCATGATGAGCAAGGTCACCGAAATTGCCGAATCTACCTTACGGGTAGCGATCGTCAGGTTCATAAAGTCGTTGGCGACTTTCAACTCCGTTTCCGAAAAAGCCTTTTGAGGATCAATAGGATCATCGACAATGAGAAAATGAGCATGGAAACCCATCGGGTTCTTTCCGCCGACAGTCGCCGAAAATCGAAAACCGCCTTTGGTCGTCGCCCAATACCCTTTGGTGTTCTGGGTGTCACGAATTTCAACGTACGGAAAACAGAGCCGGTATTGTTCAGACTGGACGATGAGACGACACTTATTGGAAAGATCCAAGCACAAGTTTTCCGTGTGTGATCCGCAGATGATTCGAGCATTCGGCATCCGCGACATAATCCACGCCGGGTACATCACCGAGCAGATAGTCGACTTAGTAGTACCTGGAGGGATGTTGATGATGTAATCATGGAGTTTTGGTAAACCCTTAAACACACGTTCAGCCGCTTCCTGGAGTTCGTCGCACATGAATTTGATGTGCCA